ATCCTTAGTAAAAAGAATATTTTTTAATGTCTTATTTTTATCCAATTAAAAGAAATAATAAGTTTATTTGGGAGTACAGGTTTTTATATTGGACTTTAGATAAACCAGAAATAAATCTATATACTGTAAAGACTAAAGAGGGTTTTCAAGTTGCAGAATCTGCGGCTTGGGGAAATGCAACTTTTGATGGTTGTAATAATATAAAATATATTGGTAAAACAAAAATAGGAGGTTGAAAATGGCACAACAACAAATGCCAAAGTTCTTAGAAGATTATGTAAAGGTAGATGATCTTATTAAGAAAATGAACAAAGAATATCCAGAGGGTAGATTAGTTACAGAGATGATAGAGAAAACTGCAGATATGGTAGTTTTTAAAACTTCTTTTTTTGAAAAAGATACTGTAGTTCCTAAATGTACCGGACATGGATCAAAACAATCCAATGAAAGAGATTGGTTAGAGAAGGCAGAACAAAAGTCTAGAGGTAGATGTTTAAGAGTTCTGTTGGGATCAGAGGCAACAGTAGAGGAGATGGAGGGTATTGCACCTAGTAAAGATCAATCTTCTGTACAAAAAAATGAAGATCCGGTAAAAAAACAAAAAGTAACTTACAAATATGAGGGTTACACTAACGATAAACCAAAACCTAAAACGCTAGATGAGAAAGTTAAAGATCTTGAGGATGAGGGTTTAGTGACTGATATATCACATAAGACTCAAGCTTTAATGGATAATATAAAAGACTTTACTTTATCTATATGTGGTAATGATCTTGATAAAGCTAAATTAGTAGCTGCACAAGCGTTGGGAGAACTCCACATTACTAAAAATGATGTAAATATAAATAATTTACAATCTATTAAAGACACAATTCAAGACATAGTATCATTACAAAATAATGAGGTTGATAAAGGAGAATAATGTCAGGATGGGTACAAGTAGATATATCTCTACTAAGAAATCCTAAACTTATTATGTTCGCTAGAGGTAACAACTTATCAGAGATGGAGGCTATTGGATCTTTGGTTAAGTTGTGGGCTTACTCTTTTGAATATGGTAAGAGAGGAGGAGAAATACCACAAGCACAACTCTGTAAAGATCTTATCTGGTCTGGAAACGATCTTTTAAATGCAATGATAAAAGCAGGTTTTATAGATAAAAAGAAGTCTGGATATTTTGTACATGATTGGGATGACAAATACAATCAATTAGATACATATAGAAAGATGAACGCTAAAAGACAAGCAGAATATCGTAAAAGAAAAAAACAAGAAGAATCTAACAAGAAATACAAAGAACTACAAAAAAAGATTCATCCGGATGTTGCTGATGAAATTAAGTAATATTATGTGTTGTAACTATGTTGTTATAAGTAACATTACAGAGGCAGAGTAGAGCAGAGTAAAGAAGAGTAGAATAAATATAGGAGGTTGAAGATGGGTTTAAAAACAAGAATAATCTTATCAGATAGACAAAAAATTAGAATACTTTTAGAAATGGATCAGGAAATATGTTCTATAGATCCTGAATTTCCAAAAGGAAGTATAAGAAAATATGTAAATGAATTTAAAAAAATATTTGGTTATACAATTTATAGAGAATCCTGTAATTGTGATTTTAAGGCAAAAGGTACATTAAACAAAGATGGCACTCCAAGAAAACATACTAAGTATGTAAAAGATTGGGCAGGATAGTGGATTTGGTTTTTATAATTGTTATTTTTGTATCCATAAATTATTTAGCATGGTACTTAATAAAAAATGATAAATTATGATTAATCTTTTACTATCTTGTGCGTTGTTAGGATCTGTTGAACTAAGTAAACAAAATATTCACGAAATTATAAACACATCTTATCAATGTGAGATAGCAAAAGAGGTGCAGGAGTGGATTCCTTTAATTAACAAGTACTTTCAGTCTGAGGAATCTACTCTAGCAATAACTGTGTTATATTGTGAATCTTCTGGAAGATCTAAAGTTACAGGCTATAATAAAGATGGGAGTTATGATCAGGGTTTATTCCAGATCAACTCAAATACAGAACAATGGTTAGAAGAAAAAATATATAAAAGGGGGTTAGATATGTACGATGCTGAAACTAATGTCAAGGTGTCTTCATGGATAGTAGAAAATATTGGCAATTGGTCATGGTGGAATAGTAGTAAAAAATGTTGGGGTAGATATGGCATCTCCAACTAGGTTTCTTTGTGTAAGTTGTGATCTCTGGAGAAAGAGAGGAACAATATTTAGGGGATTTACTTTTATTTGTTCTGATTGTGATCTTACCTATTGGACAGAAAAAAAGAATTGGTCTAGTGATGGGAGGATCTATTATGCAAATATTAGTACAAAAAGTTCCTAAAAATGTTTACTCAGATTGGTTGTTAAATAAACACTATGCAAAAAGGTTATGTTCTGTTTCTTATGCTTATGGTCTATATATTGATGGAATAATTAAAGGTGTTATAACTTATGGGATGAGTCCATCTGCTACATTAGCTGAGTCAATCGCAGGAGATAAATATAAAAAGATTGTTTATGAACTTAACCGGTTAATTACTGTTGATGATCTTCCTAGAAATGTACTTAGTCAATTTGTTACAAAATCTTTTAAACTACTACCTAAACCGATCATAATAGTTAGTTTCGCTGATCCCAATAATGGCCATAATGGTTATATCTATCAAGCAACTAATTTTTTATATACAGGTGTTTCTAGTAATTCAATACAGTATGAATATCCAGATGGTAAAGAGTTTCATTTCAAAAACTTTAGACACAAGAAACATAGTACAACATTTCAAAAAGAAGTAGGAAAGACTAAGGATCAGATAAGTAATCAAGATATTATAGATTTTTATGATCTATCTAAGAAAAACATTAAGGGTAAACATAGATATATACAGGTTTTAGGATCTAAAACAGATAAAAAACTTATTATGAGAAATTTTAAATTAGATTTATTAGAATATCCTAAAGGGGTTAATAAAAATTATGAGGTTGAGTTTTCAGACATGGAAGTCCAACTAAATTTATTTGGAGGTTGATGATGAGTGATAAACAGACAATATTTAATATATTGAAGAGAAATGAGAATACTTATGTTTGTTCTAGTGTATTTATTTTTGAAAACAGGATTAAAGATTACGCACAAAGAATATCAGAATTAAGGGCTAAAGGTCATAAAATAGATGGTATGCCATGTACAGAACACAACCATAAACTACACATGTATAAATTATGTGTAGAGTATTACGCGGAGAGTCTTTTTTAATGGAGTATGCGTCTGATGAAATAAATATCGGTTACAGAACAGTAATGTTATTTATTGCTAATGAACATACACTAATAGACAAATTACAAAAAATTAGAGAAATAGAGCCTAATACAGATCTAAAAGAGGATGGAGGTTTAGGTTTTGTTTGTGTAGTTAAAAATTCTTTTACCGGAGTTGAAGTAACTATGAATAGAAGTGGGACATTTAACATTAAAACAATTACTCATAAGGGCTTAGTAGAGTTTCAGAAAGAATCTGCAGAAACTTTAATAAATTATTTAAACATAATTTATATCAATATGGTAGATGATGAAAATAAATTATTAAGTAGAGTTGTAGATCCATACTTGTATAGAAAAACCGCAAAGAAAATGCATTATAGAGAAAGATATGACACTTAATTACAGAGGTGTTGTATATAGAAAAAATACAGAAGTCAGATTTATAATTCCAACAGATCATAGAATAGTTGATCCACAAACAAAAAATATACTCTGGAGAAGAGGCTCTTTAGAATTTTTTTCAAAAGATAAATTATCTTGTTACATTAAGGAAAATGGGACTAAAAACAATATTAGAATTTCGTTATTTTGTGTTTTACCTCTAAATTAATAGTATGAAAGCACAAGTAAATTTAAGTCAAGTATTGCAAGGTGGATTAGCTGCGTTGGTTGGTTGGTTGTTTAAAACTGTAAACGATCTTCAACAATCAGTAGCTATATACATGGTACAAATAGAAAAATTAGAAATGAGTATTTTAGATTTAGCACTTCGTGAAAGAGAACTTAATAACGCTTTAACAGAGGTATTAATTAAATTAGGTGGATAATGTGCAACTGTAAATATCTTTGTTGTGGTTGTAAATTACATTGTAAAAATTATGGATAAAGACTTTATACTCCCAGATAACTTAATTACTGATAATCCTGTATTTATAGACAGATCACAAGAGTTTGAAAACGATTGTGGAGATTCTTGTAAGATATGATCGGTAAATTAAAAGATAATCTAGCAATAATAGTTACTGCAATAACTCTTATGGGATCTATTGGAGCGGGTTTCCAATCTGTAACGCAGATAGTAAATACCTTAACTGGTATAGATGATCGGATGAATAATATTGAATATGAGTTCTATCAACTTAAAGAATCTACAATGGTTTCAAATGATATAGCTATACTTTATGAAAAACTATATCAACTAGAACAAGAAGCTTACAATGCAGAGTATTTAGAAACAGAAATCACAACACTTAGAGCTAATTACCAGAACTTAGAATCAGAAGTAAGAGATCTAGAGTGGAAATTAGAAGACTTTCAAGCAAGGTATATTTCTGAATTAAACAATCCTCCTCAAGATTCACAAGCGTACGAACTAATGAAGTGGGAGTGGCAAGATCTTTTAAAGAAGATTACTACTCTAGAAAACAATCAATTAGAATCGTGGGAGTTTGATAATCTTAGAGATCGTATCACTTATCTTGAAGCTTATATGCATAATCATTAAAAGATAAAATATAAAATAAACTAGATATAATAAGAACATGGATTTTATAGATGATATGTCTTTGGCTTTACCTTATCAACAACAAGTAGGAGAATCCAATATAGATTTTAAACGATTTCAGTATTATTTAGCTTTAGGTGCTGCTAGAACGCTTAAAAAAGTTTCCGTAAATTTCACTCTTACAGAACGGAGAATAAAGCAAATATCTAGCAAAAATGGATGGGTTGATCGTATAAATGCTATAAATAAGATGTTAAATGAGCAGATAATATCTACTGTTTTAGCACAAGTTGGAGAAACTGTAAGAGATCTAGCAGATGAAATAAAACCATTAGTTTTTAAAATATTAGGGGAAATAAATGAAAGAGATCTAGCCTCTATGAATCCTACTGAATTAAAAGGAATATTAGA